TTATTTTTCTGTGGTGTCATTCGTGATTTTCTGTGTCATTTCTTGCAATTTTAGTCTTACTTCGCCGTGTTTATTTGGATAAAGATGCGAATAGGTTTGGAGTGTTGTCTCGATATTCTCGTGTCCTAATCGCTCAGATATCAGCAGCGGGGATACCCCCATTTCTATCAGCAATGATGCATGTGAATGTCTTAAATCGTGTATCCTGATTCTCTTTACACCAGCTTTTTTTACTATGCGCACTATATGGCTGTTCATTGTTGATCGTGGAAATGGGAACAATCGATCTGCAGGATCATAGTCGTAAAGCTTCGAAGCAAAGTCGCGTACTATATCCGAGAGATAATCAGGTATGGCTATTGTACGTTTCGACTTAGGCGTTTTCGGATCGAGAATCAGGTCGGTTTTTTGGTGCCGCGCATAATTCTTGTTGATGTTAACTGAATGCTCCACGAGATCAAAGTCATTCAGTGTTAAAGCCAGGCATTCACCGATCCGGATACCAGTCCAGAAAAGAATCTGATAGATCGTTGTGTACATTGGATTATCAGATTTCGAAATGAATTTATTAAACTCATCCAGGGTCCAGAAATTCATTTCATCAGCATTTTTCTTACCCATGGATCCGCAGATCCTTGCTGGATTTGATGGGAGCTTGTAGTACTTCATCGCGAAGTTGAAAATGGCTGATAACTGATTGTTTATTGTCTTGAGGTAAGTTTGAGAATAGTTGTTCTCATGTGTAAGCAATTCGTTTTGCCACTTTCGGATAGTTGCCGGTTCAATTGAGTTGAGAGGCATTTCTCTGAAATAAGGTAGGATTTTTGTGTTAACAGCGAATTCCTTATTTTCATAAGTCGTAGGTTTTAAGCGTGATCGGCAGTCCTCCATATAAAGATCGACGAAATGGCCAAATGCCATATTGGGGCTGGCATTTGACTTGCTTAAGAAGTCACGTTCGAAAGCTTTGGCTTCCTTTTGAGTCTTGAATCCACGTTGCATCTTTTGTTTTGTTGTGCCTGTCCAGTCTCCATAGTTGAATTTGGCGTACCATGTTCCGCGTTTTTCGTCTTTGTATGCGGGCATAAAACTACTCCCTTTTAGTCTATTTAATAGGGATGACTTTCAACTTCAAGGTATCAACATGGGTGATTAACTTAACATTACCTGTTAACTTATCAAGAAGAATTGAATAAGCAATTCCATCTTTTGGATAGACTTCATATCTTTCATTAAACAAAATCGATAGTGAGATGAGTAGTGAACCAATCAAAAAACATATAGCGAGTAATTTTGTAGCTTTTTCCATAGTAATACTCACATCCTTTCTTAATCTCAAATTTTTTAATTTCATTTTCTAGATAAGCAAGACAATTTTCAGAAATTTCTCCTCCCCGAATACAAATCTGTATGGTATAATCATATCAGAAATAGAACATAAGTTCTACAAGAGGGGATTAGATGCAGATAAAATTCGTGTCTCTTGGTGTTTCGACGATTGATCACGTAAGAATAAATGGAATTACTTATGTTAATCTTGATTTTATACCAAAAAAATAGAAAGAGCAGCCATATTTTAGCTGCTCGATTTATTTTGTTTTCCTGATCGTCTTCACGAGTTCAAGGACAGCTTTGATTTCATCTGCGCCCATCCCGGAATCTTTAATCTCTTTTAGGACTTTGATGCTTTCAATATCTAAATCCTTCAATTCTTCAGGAATATCAATGCCGGACAGATTTGTGGTTTCGGAAGCATCTAAACACAAAAGTTCTGCTAAAGGCACATTAACTTTATCGGCGATAATTTCTAGTGTTTGAATGTCGGGTGATCTATGACCGGTTTCATAACTACTTATAGTAGTCGGTGCCAATCCGATAAAATCAGCAAAGTCTTTTTGGGTCATTCCAGTTCGCTCGCGTAATGATTTAAGTTTATTCGCTATTAGAATACGCCTTGTTTGAGAACTCATTTAGATCACCTTCCATCATTATAATACTATACGCACCGTGTAATTTCAAAATAAAACAAAATTTATATTCATAATGTATTGACTACTACGCGTTTCGCGTGGTATTTTGTTTTTGAGGACATTAAATTTGGAGGTGAAAAAATGAACGCAGCTAATATGAAATTAAGACGGGAAAGAAAATATCAAAGTGTTTCAGCATTGGAAATGGCTAGAGCTATTGGCATAGCGGAATCTTCGTATTGGTCTAAGGAAAGCGGGAACCGTCCATTTAGGCAATCAGAAATAACTGCAATTTTGAAAAAATTGAAAAAACCTTATGAAGATTTGTTTGGTGAAGATTAAAATATTTTTTTTACCTCGATATACGCGTTTCGCGTGTTATGCGATTATACTTAAATCATGGAGGTGATCAAATGAGAAGTGATGTAATGAGAATTGAATCAAAGTTTGTTGACGCTCGGGAAGTAGCAGATGTTCTGGGAGTTTCCGAGAGTACTGGATATCGACTCATCAGAGAGATGAACCTGGAACTCAAGAAACAAGGCAAGATTACCATCGCTGGCAAGATCAGCAGACGATACTTCGAAGAGAAAGTTTATCTATAGTGGATGTAAGTGAGATGACGAAAGCCGAGAGATTGAGTGTGAAACGGAGGATGCCTATGAATGAATTAATCTCTATCAGAACAAACGAGAATTTTGAACAGATGGTAAGCGGAAGAGAATTGCACGAGGCATTGGGGATAAAGGAACGGTTCTCATTATGGTCAAACGGTCGGATCATTTCTCTAGGTTTAGCAGAGGGATATGACTACCGTAGGACAACCTACACTAATTCAAACAATCAAATGTTTGATGATTCTCATTTTACCCTAGATGCGGCAAAGCATATTTGCATGATATCCGGAGGTGAAAGGGCACATGAAATAAGATCATACTTTATCCAAATTGAAAAGGCTTGGAATGAACCATCACTGATCATGGCCAGAGGTCTCAAGATTGCTGAAAAACAAATGATCGGCATGAATGAAAGGATTAAGGAACTTGAAACTCAAGCTGAACTGGAGCGCCCAAAAGTCCTGTTTGCTGAAGCTGTTGAGGCATCTGTCGACTCAATTCTGATCCGCGACTTCGCCAAGTTGCTCGCAAGGAACGGTGTGGCCATAGGTGAAAAGAGACTATTTGAATGGCTTCGTCAGAACGGTTTTCTTCAGAAATACGAAAATAAACCAACTCAAAAGTCAGTCGAACTTGGCGTTCTTGAAATGAAAGAAGGTATGAGATTCGGAAGCAACAACACCCTAAAGCCCTTCTTCACAACAAAGGTAACTGGTAAAGGACAAATCTATTTCATGAAAAAGCTGGTCATCTCACCAGAAAATAATCAGGTCAGCGTGAATGCTTAGAGTTAGGGTCTTATGTAAGGGATGGATAAAAAAAGAAGTCTATTGATCCAATTATAACACGTTGCGCGTAGGATTTCACACTTCGCGTAGTTGAAAATGGAGGATTATATATGAATTATTTGACCCAATTTAGTACAAAAGATCTAGTCGAAGAGCTGGTAATACGTGTAGGAGTGAATGAAATGAAAGTGGAGCCTTACCAAATTGAACAAATAGAAGTGGAAGGCCCCGCAATAGTATTGGTGGTTATTGATTAAATTAATTTGTTGTAAGTATAGACGTTCTTGATATAGGCTGCGTGATATTCACCTTTTGAAGGTGCGTTCATTAGGTTGAAATGTACTGAGGCGGGGACATTAAAGTAGTCGTATAAACCTGAATGGAACTGGATTCTTAATGTTTGACTTACTGGATCATATCCAACTGAAGAAAGATTGCTTGAAATTACTGGTACCATCAACATCAATGCTTCACCACCTTCCCTGATATGACTTAAGGAGCGTGATCTTTTGAAAACGTATGACTTTACAAACTGGAAGCAGAATCTTGGAAACAATCTTAGAAAGGAGCGCAAGGAGCGTGGGCATACTCAAGCACAGCTGGCAGAACTGCTTGAGGTTGACACTACAACAATTTCAAAAATGGAAAATTCAGTAATAATACCTGGATTAAACACATTAATTGAAATATCAATCATTTATGGAATTTCTATAGATTGTTTGTTAACTGCTTCCAAATAAATCGTATCACAACTTGGAGTGATATTCAATATATGGTTGTGGATAAATTATCAACAACTATATATAGTTTTCAACATTGCCGAAGGAGGAATTCTATTGACCAGAGAACAGCTCAAAAGTGATCTCATCAGATACCGGTGCGTTACTCCTCAGGATGCAAATGAAATGATGGATCAGATAGATGAGGAACTTAACTGGAGACTCGAAGATGCAAGTTATGGTCGCAGAACATTTATACTCCTACCGCCTGGGGATCTGATACTAGAACGATTCCGGCAAAACGGCGTATGGAAATATGAACTAAGGAGGATGTGAGAAATGAACCATATTGAGTTCGTGTCAAGACTTATCAGTATTGGCTACACTCACCCGATGGAAGCGGTAAAGACATTCAGCGATCTGTCAGTCAACTTCGATCGATCGGAAGAAACAACTAACGGACACTTGGAATCTCGGCTAATTCTTCAAATGAAACCAAAGCAACAGGCAATTAGAATCCGTGAAGGCGGCAGGAAAGAATATCGTATTGAGCCACTTGAGTAATGGAATACAAATAGAGAGGAGAAAAGAAATGGATAGTTATGGGATGATTTTTTTAGTCGTACTGATGGTTGCACTACTCTGGACAGGCAACACCATCGGCTATAGGGAAGGCTTCAGAAGCGGCAGAGAACAAGGAATTCAGGAAGGTATAACAAAAGAAAAAAATAGCTTAAACCGGACTCTGGCTGTAATGCGAACAAGTACGAACCGACTGAATGTCATAGATGCGTGCAGGCTTTATGACAATGAAAAAAGAGCCTAGGATGTGCAGATCCTGAGGCTCCCAAGAAAAAAACTACAAGAAGATTATATCACAAGAGGTGAGTAAATGCAGTATGTTGGTGACTCGGGCGTTCTGGCCTGTTACTATGCAGCCCTCACCGGCTGTCTGCCGGAAATAGCCTTTAAAGCGATGGAAACCAAGAAAATTCCAATAGATATCAGAGTAATGGTCATGATGGATGTCTTGAACTGCTTGCCTGAATTTGAAATATCAGAACAAGCAATGCTGTGCGGATTAAGAGGCTCAACATTCAGAGAGTATCGAAGCAGATTTATGAAGGAGGAATCACTATGAAACTCATATCAATAGAATTGATCAATTTTAAAGGGCTGAAACAAAAGAAGATCAATGCAGATGGTCACAATGTGACGATCAGGGGAGCAAACGGTGCAGGAAAAACCACGATCTTTGATGCCTGGCTTTGGCTTCTATTCGGGAAAGACTCGACTGGCAGATCCAGTTTCGAAGTTAAAACTGTAGATTCATTTGGCAGACCGATCCATGGTCTCGATCACATTGTTGAAGCGGTAATAGAACATGAGAACAACCAGATAACACTCAGGAAAGAATACCGCGAGAAATGGACAAAGAAGCGAGGGGATGCGGAAGTCCAGCTTACAGGGCATGAGACGAGCTGTTTTATCGACAGTTTGCCAGTCAAAATTAGTGATTACACAGCCAAGATCAACGAGATCATGAACGAAGAACTTTTCAAACTTCTGAGCGATCCTACCCAGTTCCAGCGACTTGATTGGAAGAAGCGAAGGGATTTGATGATGAGCCTGATAAAGTACAGCGATGATGCCTTGCTTGATGAACCGCAGTTCGAATCTGTTCGGGATTTGATCAGAAAATATGGTTCTGAAGATGCCGTGACACTTCTGAAGGATCGCAGAAAGAAGCTAAATGACCAGATTAAGCAGATCCCAATCCGGATTGATGAAGCTTCACGTGCTACCTATGAATCGCCACAGACAACAGACTTTGAGATAATTGAAGCCAGCCTTGCCGAACAGCTCAAACAACGTAACGACATAGAAAAGCGAGCTAGGGATGAAGCGAGAAAACGAATAGATGAGCAAGCGAAGGTTCTGGATGCTATCAGTCACAATAAGAACCAGATCAAGGAATTCGAAAGAATTCGAGTGGATTCTGAAAAAGAAAAGAATTTGGCCAGACATGAACTGGACATGGTCATCTCGGAAATTCAGTCAAAGAAGGATTATATTGCGAACTTTGCAATTAGCCAGCAGTCGACAAGGAATCAAATCGCTCAGTATGAAAACGAACGAATGGAACTTGTTAAGGAGTATAAAGCAAGGAAGGCGGAGACGCTCGATATCGGCAACATAGATACAAATTGTCCAACCTGTGGGCAGGATCTTCCACCTTCAAGGATGGCTGCAGTGATCGAATCCGCAAAATCTAAGTTTGAAGAATTTAAGTTGAAAGATCTTGCAGACATCACCCAAAGAGGTGCTACGCTGAAGAATCGAATAGAAGGGATTTCAGCTGAAATCGCCACGGGAGACAATAAACTTGAAAATGCCAGAATAGGACTGATTGAACTCAACGCGAGGAAGGCAGAACTTGAACGAATCGTCAATCACCCGGTTCCGGATTATTCATATAAGATTAGTCAGATCACTGAACACATCAATACCCTTAACGAGAAACTACAGATCCGGATCGAAATTAACATGGCGGATACTTCAAAGGTGGATACCGAAATTGCTTCATTCCAGAAAATTATAGCTCAGAAGGATGCTTTTGAAACTGCAAATAAACGGATCAGTGAACTTGAAGCTGAGGGTAAATCACTTTCGATTGAACTGGTCAATGTTGAAGGTCAGATCATTTCACTTGAGAATTATATCAAAGCGAAGGTAGAAACCATTGAAGCTGAACTCAACAGCCTGTTCAGATCAGTCAAATTTAAATTGTTTGAGACACAGCTTAATGGAGGCTTGGCTGATACCTTCGTTACACTGATAAACGGTGTTCCATATCAGGACGCCAACACTGCGAGCCAGATTAATGCTGGGCTTGAGATCATTGAACATCTTTCTAGATACTACGACTTCCGCACACCGGTTTTTGTTGATCACAGGGAATCAGTGAGCGCTCTGGCCACAATTAACAGCCAGATTATCAATCTTATGGTCGATGAAAAACAGATCGATCTCAAAACAGAGAGGGAGGCAGTCTAATGTCCAACGAACTCATGCAAGTCGAAACGAAGAGCCTTTCGGTATTCAGCAGCATTGAAAACTTTGAGGCCGCCAAGCAAATGGCGGTTGCTTTGGCCAAAAGCACAATCGTTCCGAGAGAATATCAAAATAACCCCGCTAACTGTCTAATCGCACTTGAAATGAGCGACAGAGTCAAAATGCCGGTCTTCATGATCATGCAGAACACCTATATAGTAAATGGAAAGCCCGGCTGGAGCAGTTCGATGATCACTGGTCTGATCAATGGATCAAAGAGATATAAAGGGCCGCTCAAGTTTGAGATATCAGGAAAAGGCGATTCGCTTTCCTGCTATGCTTATGCAACCGACAGTGAAGGAAACACAATAACCGGTCCGGCAATCACTATGGCAATGGCGAAAGCTGAAGGATGGATCGACAAGAACGGATCAAAGTGGAAAACCATGCCCGAAGTCATGATTCGCTACCGCGCCGCCAGTTTCTTCGGTCGACTGTACTGCTCAGATATTCTGTATGGTCTTTACTCCAGAGACGAATTGATTGAAATGCCTTCTGACAGCTTTCAGGTTGTTGAGAGTGATAAAGATCAGGCTAATTCAATACCTCTCGATTTCGAGGATTTCAGCGCACCAGAGCCTGTTGCAGAAATACAGGAGGATCATCAAATGTCCTTGACTGACGAGGATGACGACATCCCTCCAGAACTCAGATGAAAATAAAGGTCATCGCGAGTGGTTCGAAAGGAAACTGCTACATTTTAAGTGGAGCGAGGGACGTCCTGCTGATCGAGGCAGGCGTCCCCAAAAGAAAGGTCCTTGAAGGTCTGGGGCATGATATTTCAAAGGTCGTCGGGGTACTCGTCAGTCACGAACACCTTGATCATGCATCAGCTGTGAAAGAACTTCTTAACCTCAGTATGGATGTGTATGCCAGCAAGGGAACATTAGATACTATTGGGGCTATAAACCGGAATGCGCGCGTTCTGGAGGTGAATAAGCCTATATCTATCGGAGAGTTCGATGTGCTTCCCTTTCTGGTTCAGCATGATGCCAGTGAGCCTCTTGGTTTTCTGATTGAATCCAGGGATCTCAAACAGAGAGTCGTTTTTGCAACTGACACCTACTTTCTGAAATACAAGTTTAAAGCGATTGACTGTTTTCTGGTAGAAGCTAATTATGACCTTGAGATCCTTGAGCGTAATGTAAGAGATGGGAAGATCCATCCGAAGATTGCAAAGCGCGCCAAGCAGTCTCATTTCGAAATAAGTGATGTTGAAGCTTTTTTAATGGCATCTGATCTTGTTAGGACTAAAAGGATCATGTTGCTTCACACGTCAGACAATAATTCTGAGCCTGAGACCTTTCGAAACAGAATCAACATGCGTACGGGTATTGAGACCTTAGTTGCAGAACCGGGGTTACTAATGGAGTTTTAGGGGGTGTGAATGGACGATGGCGGAAAAGCTTAATGGATGGATCAAAATCCATAGAAAAATGCTGGATTGGGAATGGTACGACGAGAAAAACGTACTCATTCTGTTCATTCACATCCTTCTTAAGGCAAACTTTCGAGAGAATATTTGGAAGGGACATAGTATAAAAAGAGGTGAATTTATCACTTCTTACGGTAATCTTGCAAGTGAAACAGGCCTATCAATTCAGCAAGTTAGGACTGCATTAGATAAATTGAAATCAACAAACGAAATAACAGTCAAAACAACAAACAAATTTACCGTCATAACCATTGAAAAATATACATTATATCAGGATGGCGATCAGGAAAATAACAAACAACGCAACACGCAAACGGACACTCAAATAACAACAACTAAAGAAAGAAAAGAATCTTTAAGAAATATATATAGCGAAAAACCAAAATCGAAGACCAAAAACGGCTTCCATAATTTCGAGTCATCAAGATCCAATGTTGAAGACTTCGAAAAGATCCTGAGAGAAAAGAGAGGCAGAAATGATAAAGATCGTATTGCCATTCACACCACGAACCAAGAAGAATTCAATGCAGATAAGAAGAAATAGGACAAATAATAAACCATTCGTTTCACCTTCAGAAGCCTATGACGAATACCTGCAAAACTGTCAGGTCTTCTTGACGGCGTTTACATTACCAAGAGGGATCAATAGCCGGGTCAATGTAAAATGTTTGTTCTATATGCCAACTAAGAGACGGGTAGATCTGCCTAACCTCTTGAATGCTGTAGATGACGCCATGGTTCATCATGGGTTGTTTGAGGATGATAATGCTAATATCATCGCTGGTCATGATGGTAGCAGGGTGTTGTATGATAAGGATTTTCCAAGAACAGAGATATTGATCGAACCGATGGGATAATGAAGAGTTCACAGTTGGGGGCTTATGCGAAGGAATAATGGTAGCAGGGTGAAGAAAAAGTACGCATTTGGCATATATTACGAACGAGGAGGAAAAAAATGAATCATGTATCTTTAATCGGACGTCTGACGAAGGATCCAGAACTTAGGAATATTGCAAGTACAGGTAGAGCCGTCACAAGTTTTACCTTGGCAGTTGATAAGAATTTAAGCAAGGACAAGAAAACCGAAATGCAGCAGAAAGGGATCCCTACAGCAGACTTCATAAAGATCAACACATGGGGGAAGCTTGCAGAGACAGCCTCTCAATATCTGACAAAAGGCAAAAGAGTTGCTGTAGAAGGATCAATTACGACGGGGTCATATAAGACACCATCAGGAGAGACCAGGTATACCACCGAGGTAACTGCGCATAACCTGGCATTTCTTGATAAAGCAGAAAAAACTGAGAGACAGGAAAGTCCGGCAATACCTGATCAGTACGAGGATGATTTTGCCGCCGCTAACTTCGGAGATGATGAGGTGCCGTTTTAGTTAAAGAGAGCGAGGTATTGTTGGATGAGTAATCACATGACGCCAGGGCAACTCTGGTGGAGACATAAACAAGGTTCTACGCTCAATGATCTTGCCGAACTCACTGGTTTATCCAGATACCAGATTCACAGACTGATCATGGCTGAACGATGGAGGAGCGGAGAAGTAGTCATCACTGAAAAATTGCTCAGACGAATGATTGCTCAAGGTCTTACAGTTAGGCAAATGGCGGAGCGGTGCTTCTGTTCAATAGGATGCATTAGCAAGAAGTTGAAGAAGTACAAACTAAAAACACGCCCTGCCGGAAATCCTAAATGGGTGAGGTAGAAGTGTGAACATAGTTGAAAATGCCGAGGTTGACGCCTTGGCATTAACTTTTTTTGAATAAAATATTAAATAATTGAAGAAATGAAAGATCCTTAAAGTGACCGTTGCGGGTTCAAATTGCCTCACGAAATATAATGATTGGTGAAGGGAGGCTGGCAGAGTGGACGAAAATAAGATGAAAAACCCTGGAAACTTCGGAAATTATAAGCTAAAGAATGCTAAATCGCTCAAAAAGAAAGTGGACGCTTATTTTAATGCACAGGACAGTCATGTAACGACCGCGCTGGTAGGGACTGGCCCAAATGCGATTGTACGAACCTATCCGGATCCTCAGCCCTACACTTGGACAGGTCTGGCGCGTGCGATAGGCCTCAGCGGCAGACAGGCGATTCTAAATTATATGGATCGTGACGAGTTCGCACCCGTACTAAGAGACGCAAGGATGCGCATTGAAGAACAGTGGGAGGCAAAGCTCCACAGGCTCGGTAACAACAACGGTGTGATCTTTGCGCTGATGAATAATACAACACCTGAGAATGGCCAATGGGATAACAAGGTGACTCAGAACGTCAATATGGGCGGCCAGCCTGGAAATCCTATCGAGTTAAAACATAGTATGGATGATCTTTCGGAGGAACAGCTGAAGGCCATAGAAGCCATTCTGATAACGAAATGAAGATTCCAACATTGGACGAAGTCCGAGCGCAGCTTGCGAAGATCCGCTACTGGGAGTATGTCAAATATGTTCACAGAGGCAGATGGATCGAAGCACCATATCTGATTTACATTTGTGATACCGTCCAGAATTTTCTTGAGGGAAAGCTGAGGAACGAGGATGGCACTGAGATCATGATCCTGTGCATCTCACTTCCGCCACAGCACGGCAAGTCAATGTCGATAACCGAAACTCTGCCTTCATGGGTTCTTGGCAAATACAAGACCTGGCGAGTGATAGAGGTCAGCTACAATGAAGATTTCGCCCGGAAGTTTGGTCGGCGAAACAAAGAAAAAATCAATGAGTTTGGCGAAAAGCTCTTCGATGTGAGGGTCTCAAAGGTTACAAGCGCTCAGGATGAGTGGGAGCTCGACAACGGTATAGGTTCCATGCTTTCGAGAGGTGTGGGTGGATCTATCACAGGCAACCCGGGAGATCTCATCTTGATTGATGATCCGGTAAAAAACCGTCAGGAAGCAGAGTCTGAGGTATACAGAGAACGCGTTTGGGATGAATGGTTGAATTCCATCAGGACGCGGCTGTCAGCTAAAGGAAAGACCATCGTAATTATGACCCGCTGGCATGAGGATGATCTTGTGGCAAGGATCCTCAAGAACGAAGGTAGACGCGCCATATATATCAATCTGCCGTGTGAGGCAGAAGAGAACGATCCGCTTAATCGCGAAGTGGGTGAAGCCCTTGGTGCAGTTCTAGGTAAGGATAATGAATGGCTTGCAGAATTCAAGCCCGTGTATCTGACCAAAGAAGGATCCCGCGTATGGCAGTCGCTGTTTCAGGGCAGACCGACCGCTGCAGAGGGCAATCTCTTCAAACGCTCGTGGTTCAAGTTCTACAACAAGCGGCCGGAATATTTTGATGAGATCATACAAAGCTGGGACTGTGCCTTTAAGGACTCTGACGGATCTGACTTTGTAGCGGGTGGTGTCTGGGGGCGTATTGGAGCAGAGTATTATCTACTTGACCGAATCAAGGAACGATTGGATCTGCCAGCTACCTGTGATGTTATAATGCAGATGACAAAAAAGTGGCCCAAAGCCATGCTGAAGCTTATTGAAGATAAAGCGAACGGTCCGGCAGTGGTGCAGCTTCTCAGGACACGCGTGCCGGGAATTCTTGCTGTCAACCCTGACGGTGGAAAAATTGCCAGAGCAAACGCGGTTTCTCCTGCCTTTGAGTCAGGTAATGTCTATCTTCCGGATGCTGAGATAGCGCCATGGGTGGTTGAATATATGGACGAGCTCTGTGCATTCCCAAATGGAGCCAACGATGATGAAGTGGATCAAACAACACAGGCGCTGAATCGACTGATCTACTTCACTGATCATCGTGATCCGCCACAGCCACCGCCAAAGGATGCTGAAGAAGCCCTCGCTAGACGAATTGACGATCATTTGGATGAGCTAATCAAACATCGCAACAAGAAGAGAGGGGGATATCATCAGGTATGAAGCCGGAGTTTATAATATTGACGATTCTGATTATCCTGTTCATGGCCATGTTCATGTTTTCAGATCTGCGCTGGCAGAAGGAGAGAGAATTCATGCTGAAGATGGCTGAAATTGAACGTCAACGGCTGCTTGATCGGATACAGTCAAGAGATCTTCCTGAGTATAAGGCAGTTACAGCAGAACCGCCAAAACGCAGAGATGCTGAACCAACAAAGGATGAGTTGATACCACTTTAGGAGGAATGAGGCATGGCAACAAAGAAGCAAGAAATCATAGACGAGGATGTCATTGGTGCAGATCAAGAATACAGCTTTGTTCCAGTGTGGGAAGGTGGATTTGGTGAACTGAAATACAGAACCGTTGCCAGAAATGAGGCAGAGGCTCTCAACAACCTCTGTGAGTTGAATCCGACGTTACTGGCAATCGGGTGTTATGCAAAGCGAATGGAGGACGTGGATGGTTGTGAAATCGTCGCTGTCGTGTCTAATGGATATGAATATGGAGACGACCGCCGCAGTCAGGCAGTCCTCTAACAGGAGGTAGTTCATGGGCAGTGTAGAACGCATGAAACCTGATAAAGACGCCCAAACGCCAGAACAGATTGAACGGTGTAAGTTGATTGATGAAAGGTCGGTGGAGGGTACACATTCTGAAGAAGATCTGCAGTCATACGTCCAGCTGGCCTACTACGCTGGGCACCAGTGGATCGCGATGAGTAAGACTGCGAGACAGATTGTGCCACTTCCTCGTGAAGAGTGGCAGACGCAGTACACCGCAAACCGCATCATGCCAGCCGTTCGAAATGAGCTCTCGAAGGTTCTGCGGCACAAGTTGAGCAAAGTCGTCATACCTGCTTCAACGGAAGAGGCTGACATCCGCGCAGCTCGAATTGCCGACAAAGTCGTAGAGTGGCTTGAGTATGAGCTCAAGTTACAGGAGATCGATGAAGAGGCAGTCATGTGGGCATTGGTGAGTCGCATCGGCTTTGTTAAGCCTGTGTGGAATCCGGGCAAGGGGCTTACGATCGCGACTGAGGACGGCAAGCCAGTAAAGACAGGTGACGTGGACATTGAGGTGCTTAATCTTTTTGAGATCAAATGGGATCCGACCGCCTCGAGGTGGAATGAAACACGTTGGGTGATTCACGAGCGGCAGAGAACAATAGAGTACATCAAGTCAGTTTACGGTAAGGATGTGTCAGCGGATGACAGCCTGACCGCATCGAACGTCTACGATGGAAAGCTCAAGAGCCTGACCGCAGGATCCAATCTGTTCAGCGGACAATCAATCAAGGCTAAGAACAGTGCTATGGTCAAGGAGTACTGGGAGCGGCCGAGCAAAGAATATCCGAAGGGTCGCAGGATCACTATCGCCGGGGGCGTCGAGCTCTTCTATGAAGAGGACATCGGATTTGGCGAAGAGGACATTACCGATCGCGATATCCCAATCTTCCCTCTGATTCACATTCCGGTTCCGGGTAAGATCATCGGCACCAGTGTCACAGAACAGCTGATTCCTGTTCAGAGGGAGTACAACAAGAGCAGGAGCCAGATCATCGAGAACAAGAATCTCATGGCAAACCCTAAATGGGCTGCGGAGTTCGGTGGTATCATCGATGATGAAATTAACTCAGCGCCGGGTACGGTCATTTGGTATAGACCGGGCTTCCAGCCTCCGATCATGCTCCAGCCCGCCAGCCTTGGATCCGATGTCTACAAAAATATTGAGCAGTGCATTGAAGAGATGATGTTCATCTCCTCACAACAGGAAGTCAGCCACGGATCCACGCCGACAGGAGTCAACTCTGGTGTGGCTATCCAACTATTACAGGAGCAGGACGATACGAAACTCGCGCCGACTGTAGCTAAGTATGGCCGCTGGAAACAGAAATATATGAGTTACTTGCTCAAGATCGTGCGTTATAAATACAATGAGATGCGTACTGTACAAATCGTCGGACAGAACAAGCGCATGGAAGCACTGGAGTTCAGGGGCTCTGACCTCACCTCAACGGACGTGCGCTTTGAGGACATGAGCCTGACTCAGCTTTCTAGTGCAGCGCGCAAGCAGTATATCCTAGAGTTGATCTCGATGGGCGTCCTGAATCCACAGATGGATCGCGATCTGATCATTCGCATGCTGGAACTAGGTATTACCGACGACCTCTATGATGGCCTTGAGATTGACGTTCAGCAGGCACTCAATGAAAACGCTGCGTGGGCGAAGCTTGATTTGAGTCCGATCACCAGAGACTTCTTCCACCACGAGGTGCACGTCGCCCAGCACAACAAGTTCCGCAAGGGCGAAGAGTACATGGGTATGAGCCCAGACGAGCAACAGGTCATCGATTTACATGTTCAGGAGCACATGACCTATATCATGCAAGCTATGATGCAGTCTGCACCTCAGGAACCAATTGACGAGGGAGGCACTGGAGGGCTCGACATGAGCCGAGTAATTGGAGCTCTGTCTCCTGAGGAACAGGCCGCAATTCAACAAAATCCCAACATTCTGGATACCATCTAGCAATTCCCCCTTATTAGACGCCCCATTGCGGGCGTCGTTTTTATGCTGCTGTATTATCTAATCAAAAGACGGGCGTTAAGATCTCATGGACGCCGCATGGGAGGAAATACTGTGAAAAAGCCATTCAGATTTAACCTTCAACTCTTTGCCGACGCCGCAGAAACGGGCGCTGAAGACACTGGTGCCGCCGACCAGCAAGCTGTTGAAAGCACAGAGCCCTCCGAAGCCGGGTCTGAACCGCAGGCAAAGGAGAAAGACCCGTCGAAAGCCTTCGCCGCACGACTGGGGCACGAACGCAAGAAAATGGAAGCGGAATACGCACCGTACCGAAGCGTGATCGAGCGTCAGGCAAAAGCATCAGGCATGGAGCCGGGGGAATACCTGCAGTATTTGCAGGAGCAGCAAGAACGTGAGGACCTTGAGGCCGAGGCTGATAGGACGGGCAAAACACCAGAGCAGATCATAGTCGAAAGGGAAGCTCAGGACGCAAAAGCAAAACTGGCCGAAGTGGAGCGCAGAGATCGCCTCACTGCCGAAGAAAAAGAGCTTACTAGTGATCCTAAGATCGGACATTTTGTCTCTGATAACCTGGAGAAAATCAAAGAGATTGCAGAGTCCGCAGGCGTAGACCTGAGGACAGGTCTTGCCATCGTCGTCACTGAAAAGTTGCCAGAACTATTGGATCTCACAAAACCTGAACCACACATCAGAACATACTTGGAGTCGCTAAAGTCAGGCGGCAAACCCATTGAAATAGGTGGGGGTGCTACCGCACCGAGTGCGACCCCACCGAAGACCTTCGAGGACGCCCGAAAGGCGGCCATCGAAAAACTCCGACTATAGAAAGGACGTGTAGCCCTTGCCAGCATCCCTTAGTTCATTAGACAGCGTACTCAAGGTAGATTACCTTGGCCCTATCAGAGAACAGCTAAATAACGCAAACGAACTAGTAAAACGTATCGATACTGACTTCGACTCAGTCGTCGGTAAGAACTTCACCATCCCGATGCACTATGGCCGAAATGAGGGCATTGGCGCCAGAGCCGAAGGTGCAACACTCATGGCAGCTGGTCAACAAGCCTACAAAGAGTCCATCGTGCCCATGCGTTACCTGTATGGCCGTATCCAAGTTACAGGTCAGTCCATAAAGGCCGCTAGAAATGACGCAGGTGCTTTCGTCAGAGCCGTCGACTCCGAGATCAAGGGTGTCACTCGAGATCTCAAGCAGGCCGTCAACAGAATGCTTGCAGGAGATGGTACGGGCAGACTCACAACTTGCGGCACAACTGCAGGATCTACGACTGTCACTGTTGTATCCACCGCCTTTTTAAGAGCAGGCATGGCGATCGACGTACTCAAAGCTACAGATGGTACGACCTCCACGGGTGCTGTCGGCCGAACCGTCGTCTCCATTACGAATGCAACAAGCTTTGTTATCAGCGGGGCGGCCATCACGACTGACAACACTTTCGCGGTTTATATCTCAGGATCCAGAAACCTTGAAGTAATGGGACTCTCCGGCATCGTTGATAACACAGACATAGGCGGTGGCTACGGCGCGCTTCAGGGTCTCGCTGTCTCATCTTACCCTTGGCACAAAGCGACTATCCTCGCTAACGGCGGAACTGGTAGGGCGATCTCCGATACGCTTCTGCAGAAATTGATAGACGACGTTGAGCAGGCTGGTAATGGTGCGGTCAGCGCGCTCTACACTTCATACGGCATCAGACGTGCATACCAAGCCATTCTCGATGCCAAGAAGCAGATCGTCAATAAAGCAGAGCTAAAAGGTGGTTACTCCACCATCGCATTTAACGACCTTCCGATTATCGTTGACAAGCATCTGCCAATAGGCAAGGTCTTTGGTCTTGACGAGAGTATGTTGAAGATGTACAAACTCGCTGACTACGACTGGATGGACATGGACGGAGCAATCTTATCCAGAGTCTCCGGAGTTGACGCCTACGAAGCTATTCTCTACTGCTACATGGAGCTTGGTATGTTCGCTCGTAACGCCTTCGGTAGACTGGACGACATCAACGAGGCATAAGAATAACGAAAGAGGGAGGGAGCCTCAAGACTCCTTCCCTCTTTTTCACTTTGAGGAGGACATTCATGCTTGATTCAAAAGGAGCGAAATGCGACCAGATTCGGCGCGAACTGAAGGAGCTGGATGAGAATTTTGAAATCACCTTCGATTATCGAAATGAGGAATACCAGGTCACATACAATGAGGGCCTCTTCGCCAAGGTGAAGTACGGCGAGTTTACACGGGATCACATTGCCGAGTATCGGCATACCCTGTGGCTAAATAAGAGGGGGGAAATCCTCGAATACATTGACACTAAGAATGAAAAAGCCGATGAGGCCGAGGATCGAAGACTCTCAAACATTGCTGAGGCTCTGGCAAAAGACATCCGGCGGCCACTGATCAACAACTACCTGTATGGGGAGTGATGTAAATGCCTTGGACACTTGGCGATGCACTGGGCGAGTGCGCCCGAAACACATATAATTCGAAGACCATGATTGCCTCAAGTGGAAAATATTCAGGCAAAGGTCTTGAGTACGCGACCCGGTTTCTCTCTGGGATTAATTACGCGATCCGTAAAATCGCGAGGGAGCGGATTGGCCCTCTATTCTCAGAGGAGATAGTAATTAATGAGAACGGAAACTTCAATATCACGGATCTGACGCATGACTGCATTCGAATACGGTCTGTGATGCTGGGTGGAGTAAGATACACCTTCAACGTGAGCCACATAGAGTTCATCGAAGTTGAAGGCTTATCCGACGAACGCGTGGTTGTGTCATATGAGTACCTCCCTGCGGAATTGTCGGTGACAAACTTAGCGGCTGCTCTACCAATTGATGAGCGATACATTGATCCAAGAACCCTTTGCCAGTACGCCAACTATCAGTTCCTCTCAGAGGAGGGAACGGAGTACGATTCAGCGAGGGCTCAAGTGTGGCTTGGGCTGTTTAATGACAGTTTCGAGAACATCGTCGCCGCTAATCGCCTACCCAAGAGAGTGAGGTATAACGGATGATCAAACCGGTGACGCGTCTTCCGCGGCAGAACAACCCACTCTCGATCCGGAATTTCCTGGGTGTGGACGTGACCGGTACGAGAGACGTGCGCCGATCGCCTGACATGCTCAACTGCATCCTTGACGACGAAGGCACGCCGGAAATGCGTACAGGCTACGAGCCGCTCTTCGAGACCTCTCTCGGGGAGGGGGCCATCCAGGGGATCCACCAGTACGGCTCTGTCATGATCATCCACCACGGAACCAAGCTCTACACACTAACGAGTGAAGGCGGCCCTGTGGAGGTCTACTCAGGCATGGCCGTCCACAAGTCCTTCTCCTTTATGCTGGCGACGAAACTGTGCATCATGGACGGAACGAACTTCATCGTTCATAACGGTACGACCTATGTCACGGCGGAGTCCATAGCCCATATCCCCACATTCCTGATTGGTACTCCGCCTCCCGGCGGCGGCACCCGGGTGGAGGACATCAACCTGCTCCAACCGAGATTCAAGCAGATGTTCTCCACCGTAGCAGGCACTAAAGTTTACCAGCTACACGGGGCTCCAATAGACGCTCTTGAGTACGTCGTCGTGAATGGCTCCACGCTTACGATCATGACGGACTACACCATCAACCTCGCCAGCGGCTCCCTGACTCTAGTGGCAGATCCAGGCGCGGGGACAAACAACATGGAGGTCCAGATCCGCAAGAACGCCTACGCCGACCCGACCAGAATCACCAAGTGCACCACGGCGGCAGTGTACGGCGGCCCAAGTGATTCGAGGGTCTTCCTGACTGGCAACCCGGACTACCCGCACATCGACTGGTGGACCGGCCTGCCTATGAGCGGTGCCTACAATCCGACCTACTGGCCTGACACCAACTACGACCGCATTGGCGGCGACAACGACCCCGTGGTCGGGTACGCCATCCAGTACGACCGGATGCTGGTGCTCAAGCGCAACTCCATCTATCTGAGGAGCTGGGAGCTGACAGAGGATGGCTACGGTCGGACGGTCATGCGTTTTCCAAGTGTGCCTCTGGGAGCGACCGACGGGGCGTACACCGCAGACTCCATCGTCATGATCGAGAACACGCCTTTATTCCTCTCCGACGAGGGTGTGTTCCGGATCCAAGGCACGAACGTCAGGGACGAACGGAACGTGGAGTGCGTCTCCAAACTAACGCCGATCCGGGCTTCTGGCATCGGCAGGGGAATCGACCACAACGGCAAATATTATCTCGCTTTGGCCGACGGGGATGTATGGGTGTGTGACTACAATCGCTACGCCCAGGACGAAGCCACAGGTAGGTATCAGCCCGTGTGGTACCCATGGACAGATCTGCCGGTCAACGTCTGGCACGCTGTACAAAACGACCTGCTCTTCGGATCCGCCACGGAGGGTATGGTATACCGCCTGAAAACGAAAGCAGACCCTTTGCCCTACAACGACAACGGGGAGCCGATCAACGCTCACTTTACGAGTATCTTCACGACCTTTGACAAAGACCACCAAACCAAACTGGTGCAGAGTCTGATCGTCGTCATGAAACCGTGGAGCCACGCGGAGATGAGACTCGGGTATTTCACCGAGGACGGCGCGAGCGGCGTGGTCCATGTGGAGAAGATGGATCTGCTCGACTTCGGGGATATCAACTTCGCCAGCTTCACATTCCTCACGAGCAGAGCACCGCGCGGGTTTAAAGTCAGAATCGACGATGCCCGCAATATACAGCGCTTCCAAGTAAAACTCAGCAGTTCTGGACGGGCGAACGAGTTCTTCGGTTTCTCCTCCATTGACATCACATATCAAACTTTAAGCGAGGTGAGATAATGCCATTAACAGCCCTAAAGATAGAAACCTTCGGGAAGCTGATCGCCTCATTACCGGATGAACCAAATGCTAATGACGGACTAACCGCGCAACAGGTCAAGGAGTGGTTTGACGCTTCCCCGGAGGAACTCCGGGTCGCATTCAATGCCCTCATAGATACTCTCGCCGTTACAGGCGCCTCACAAATTGGTGCTACAGTGGAAGGTATCACCGGTGGCAATGTGCAGGCGGTTCTCGAGTCCATGAAGATCCTTGTGGAGTCCAGTGTCTACGGCAATGTCAAGACGACCACGGATCAAAGCATTGAAGGTGTGAAGGACTTTGCCTCCAGCCCTATAGTCCCGACGCCGGAGACGCCGTTCCAGGCAAGCCCGAAGGGATACGTTGACGAAGCCATCGCGCAGGCCGTCATGCAGACCGTACTTGGCGAGATCCCAGACAACAGCATCGGCGAGATCAAGATGGCCGCAACCATGAAAAAGCAGATCGGAGGTGTGGCTGAATACGACACTGTAGCGTCTCATCTGACTGTGTCACTGCCGCACATCTTTTCAGACGGGGGAACGACATACCGCTACGGTTTCAGTGTGGTTGAAGGCGTTCTCACATTCAACTACGAGGAGGCGATTTAATGCCATCAATAGGAATTGCGGATAAGCAAACACTGGATCTTGTCTACGGTGCTGTACAGAACGCGGGAAGCGGAGTCAAGATGCAGTACCCGGAAGACGGCATGGTAATTCGTGATCGTGTAGTACAGCTCAAAACCAACGGCAAGATCGCGAATCTCCCGGAGGAAAAGTACGAGGATTGGGCGAGTAAAAACATCTTACTCCCGATTTATTCGGGGGTTGATACGACGGTCATCGACATGGTGCAAATCACCGCGCTGACAGACACGAAATTTCTCGCGATTTACACCACGCGCACAACGGCGCCTGCATATGCCACCATCGCGCAGGCGTTCGAAATAAAACCGGACGGAAGTATTATCAAAGGCGCCGCGATCTCGCTCGCGACAGAGGCCGCATACACGGACGGGTCAAGGCCACAGGCCATCAACATCGTCAGAATTGATGAAACACGAGCCCTTGCTTTCTACAATAGAGGTACTTCTGGCGGGCAGATACGGGTGATCTCCGTGTCAGGCCTTACGGCTACGGCGGGAACGGCTTCTTCTATTGGGGGCACCGCATGCCACAATACTGATTTTACCGCCCTGGATGCTTCCAGATATTTGTTCCTGTACACAGATACGGCGAACGCCAGCTACGGCACGGCATGTGTGGTCACTGTATCGGGCACCTCGGTGTCACTTGGCTCCGCTATCGTCGTGATAGCTAGTGCAGTTTGCAGTGTCAGTTCGTCCCTACTCAGCCCTGACAAGGTGGCTGTGATTGTGGGGCACTCAACAACGAGTACCACACTTAGGGTGTTTGAGATAAACGGATTTGACATCACTGCGGGCACCGCCGTCTCAGGGCCAGGACGTCTATCCACTTCTACAAATGGCGAACAGATGAAAGTAGCGCGCCTAAAAGATGACACTTTTGTGGTAGCCGTGAGGGCTACCAGCAATATTACAAACCTGAGAGCTTGCACGGTGAATGGGACAACGATTACGCAGGGGTCTACTTTTGTCGGCGTAGGCACATATGCTTTTGGCGTAGTACCTTTGTCAGAAAGCCGTTTCACAGTCGCGAACAATGGTGCCACAGGGCTGTATGAGGTAAGCGGGACAACAATTACCCGATTGAGACTATTCGCGGATAACGCTGATAACCCACGGTACTTTAAAACACTAAGCACCAATGATTGGTATAACGCTACCCCAGGGTCGGCTTATGTGACACTCAGAAAGATGAAATTGAGTGAATCGAATGGCCTCTCCCGGCCGGGCCTAAGTTTTATCTCCGAACACCCCGAAGCGGCAAGTCTCGCGTCACTCTCTATCGGGTTCCCGCGGATCAGTTTCGCCCAATTTGGCGAATACCTCCTAACAACAAATGGTGACAACTCGTCGCCATTCAAAGTGTTTGCGTACCTTTCGAAATATGACGAGGCGACAGACACTTGGACCGAAGTGCATAAACTCCAGATGGTGAGCGCCGCGAGTCAGCCGGGGGAGCACCAGATAGTGCAAATAGATGACACACGCTTCCTGATAGCCCACAGAGCCAGCACCCGTTTCTATTATAACGTCGTGTCTGTGCAGGAGGATCAAATCAGCATTATCGCCAGCGGGAACAAGGCATCATGGTCAACGAATATAACGACAATAAAACTGTTCAAACTTAAAGAAAACACCTTCGCCGCACTAATGGTCACTGGGGACCCAAAAGCCGCCTGCATGGTATTTAGTGTGGATGCCGCAGGGGAACTGGTAGAGCTGTCAAACTTTATGCTCCCCTCTACCGGTATACAAGCTACTTACCACGACGTGGTCTACCTCGGCTTTTTGGGCGACTCCTTCACCTTCGGTTTTCAGTATTTTACGGGCAGTTCTACAGTTAATGGCGTCTACTATCTGCGGCCGACCTCGAACGGTTATGAGTTCACTTTCGCGACAAACACCGGAGGGGCGACAACCGGTGGGGTCACATCAGGTCTTATTCCCGTAGCGTCAAACGGGTATATCTCGTACAATCGGGACAGTAGCGCTCACCAGTACACGGTCCTCGTTAAAGTCTCGCCGCGGGCCGGGGCGAGTAACCCGGCGCTCTTCCAGTCCACACAGACTGCAGGTACATTCAACCTGTTGACCCAAATCACGCCGGTCCGGGTAGGCAAAAGGTTCTACCTGGTGAGCAACACACATATCCAGGAAGCCTACCTTGGTTCTATATCAACTTCAGATATTCTCGCTCCAAACCCGTTTTCGATGGGTGGTGTACAGTTTTTCTCGACAAGCCCGAACAGTTTTACGTGCATGAACAGCTTCTTCTTCCGTGGGCGCATCTGGCAGATCGCACAGTTCGCAACAGGATTTGCTATCTTTTCTCCTATGTCCCACAACGGCACAGCAGTGGGATATATCCAGGCTGACGGAAACGTCGTCATCGAAGGTATCGCGCAAACCACCCAAAAACTCGCGCCGGGCACGCCTTACGGGTACGACGCTAGCACGGGCGAGCTGAAGCCAGATGTCTTAACTCCTATCGGGTACGCCGTTGGAGAAAACAAACTGCTGATCAAGAATCAATTAAGTGTATAGGGGGATAAAGTATGAAAGTGATCGCACATAAAGATTCAGGAAGAGTTATTGCTTACGGGGCGACAGTTACACAGAAACCCAACGGGCTCCTTTGCGGGGGTGTAATCTATCCGGATGACGGCTATGAGATCCTTGACTTTGAGGGAGAGGTTGTACCCTTCAAGCACAGGATTAAAAACGGTGTTGTCTCCATCAGCCCTGAATTTGAAGCGCAGGAGGATGAGATCAAAAGAAAGGCCAAAGAAGAGCTTGCCCTCGACATCGTAAACGACGGAGTGGAGCTCAAGAAAGCTGTAGACACCCTCTTCACAGAAGGGAAAGTCGCCGCGGCTAAAGTTGAAGCCTTGACAGCCAAGATGAAACTTACTATTGCTGAAAAAGATGAAATAGTTAAGAAATAGACCCCCTCGCGGGGTTTTTTTCTATTGCGGTGAAAGAGGCTTCCCTTTCATATACTTAGACCAGAGGTGATGATATGGCAACTAAAGTAGGCGATCTTACACTAAGTGCGGAGGATCAAAAGAAGGTCAAAAGTCTAGGCGATGCCTGGACCACGGCCAACGTTTCAGGGGACAAAGCAGGCATGGAAGCCGCTAGAGCGGCGGCCGAGGCTATCCGTAACGCAGCGGGCTTTAGCACCAACGCCGACGGCACTGGATACAACAAAATACAGAACCTAGTTACACAAACACCGACACCAGTCGACAACTCCGGTATGATCAGCAGTATGTTCAACGCGCAGGCTGCCGCACAGATCGCGTCGATACAGGCCGCAAGGGATCAGGCTAACTCTGACTACAACCAGCAGATTGCGGGCGCCCCCGCACAATTCCAGCCCTTCAGGGATCAGGCCGATGTCGGCGCGATGCGCAACATGCAAAGGGCCAACGAGACTGCTGCGGCTAAGGGCAACGCCTTCAGCGGAGGGGTGGCTTCAGATCAAGGGGCGATCGTCGCCAATGCCGATACCCAGAAAACCGCCCTCAACCAGCAAGAGATCAACCTCGTACAGAATCTGAAAAGGGCCATCGCAGACAACAACAGATCTTCTAGCTTTAAAGAACTCGAGATGAACGCTACCACGACCGCCCAGAAAAACGCCGCCTTAATCGACGAGTCAGACCGCCTCTACGGCGCCCAGTACCAGCAGTCCCGTGACGCTGTAGGCGACCAGCAGTGGCAGAAGTCTTTTGACACCGGCAACCAGCAGTGGAACCAGCAGTTTGACTTCGCCAAAGAACGCGCCGTGGTGAGCGACCAGCAGTGGCAGACAACCTTTAATTATCAGAAAGACCGCGACAAGGTCGCAGACGGACAGTGGCTCAAGGCTTTTCAAGCGGATCAGGCCAATGCCGCCGCCAGCCGATCGATCTCCTGGGGCAACCTCGCCCTAGACAGAGAAAAGTTCAACTGGTCGAAGGATCCGAGTAATCCGAACAATGCCATGCAGGCTGTGGAAGGCGAGTCAAAGATGTTCAAGGATATGTTCAGCCGCGCGTGGGACATGATCGGCGCCACAAAAAAGAAAGTTGATCCGGAATACCCTGATCAAATAATTGATGCTCCTCGGCACACTCAGAAAGAAGTCGGCGATATGATCAAGCAGTCCGCACTCACAGACGAGGAAGCGTTCAGGCTTATGAAAATGTTGAGTATCCCAATCGACTAGCCCGATCCTAAAACCAAGGAGGCCAGCCCGTGTTAATAAGAGATGACAACAAGAGCAAGAAAAAAAAGACGGAGTTTGAACGCTTCGTAGAATCCAGAAAAACCGACGAGTTTGAGCGATTCAAGGCATCCAGATACGAGGAGCCTAAGAAGATGACTGTCGACAGCATCGCGCCGAAGATCGAAAGCCCTTTCCATTCACAGCGGCAAGGCTTTGTCATTGCGCCCAGAATCACGCCGGTCACCATTCAGAACCGTTTGAGGAAGGAGCAGGAGGAGCAGAACAAGCGCCTCAGAGAGATCGAGGCCCAGCAAAGAACTATGACCTCATTAAATCCCATGGCCTACAAAGCCATCGCTGAACAAAAGCAAGCCCTACTCCGGCAGACCCCGACGGTGGAGAACGTAAAGAAGAAGCTCGTCACCGAGCAGGCTCGCACCAGCATCGCAGCCAACCCTCAGGACGAATACGCATGGCTCACCCTTGCGGCCAACACCCTGGACTCGCAGAGTCTGAAGCAGTACCAGCTGGACTCGGCTTTTAAGAAAGCGACGCAGGACGCCCTATACGGTGAGATCCAGCACGAGCAGGCTGTTAGTAAGGCCAAGGCCGAGATCGATGCACGTTTCCCTAACGACGGCAAACTGAAGGTCATCGCCCAGAGTCTCTCGGACTGGTGGCTCGGCACGAAGGCTGCAAGTAATACTCTGCAGGGACTTGGTGGGGGCAACACCTACAACATGAGAAAGATTGAGTCCGGCAGGGTAGTGTCTCAGGAAGAGCTCCTCGCAGGCGAGCAGAAAGCAAAAGGTCAGCTTCGGCGCGGTGCAGAGCAGTACCAACAGATGGGCATCAACCGTGAAGCTACCGTCGGCGACGACGCGATCAAAGGCTTCCTGTACGACTTCACTTCCTTCGTCCCGGACATGCTGACCACTATCGTCCTCGCTTTGGCTACAAGCGGTACAGGCAATGTGGCACAGATGGGCGCGAAGGAGATTGGCAAGAAACTACTCAGCAAAGAGACCCGCAAGGTCGCCATGGTTGAGCTCGCCAAGCGTGCGGTCATCAGCCCTGAGACACTGCCGCTGGGGGCGAAGATCTTCTCCCAGTCCTACCAGAGGAACCTCGTTGAAGGCATGGACGATGGCAAGGCTTTCTTCACAGCATTTATCAACGCTTATGGCCAGAGCGTCCTCGAGGGTGGCGGTGTCAACAAAGCTTTCAAAGAAGGTGGCATGGAGAAGGCGGTCGATTTCCTTAAGAGCTCACTCGGTGAGGGTTTTGAGGAGGTCAAGCAGAACTGGTGGGAAGGTTCGGTGGATCGCATCGTCGCAGGTAAAGACATCCCGATCTACTCAGACGATCCGAACGCTGAATCCATAATCAACCCGCAGCGCGATCTCTATTCCGCGGCGCTGGGTACTACGGGTGGTTTCGCAGGCGGAGCGATGGCCACTCCGGGTACGGCGATCAACTACATCAAGGAGAAGACCACACCTCAGATCTCCTACGACCTTGAAGGCTACACCAAGCAGATGACCGAGTACGAGAAGCGTAAAGGTGTGCCCGAAGAAAGCCAAAAGGGTAAGAACACCAAGTACCGCGGTGAGACCTACGCCCAGACCGAACTCATTGACGCAGCGGATCAGATCATGGACAAAATGATCAACTATCAGAAGGAGATCCTTAAGAGCGAGTCTAACGATGTTGAGTCAATGCAGGAGTGGGAAGCCTTTCAAGACGAGATCGAAAACACGACGCCTGAGTCGATCCGGGAGAGCCTCCTCAGGGGCTATGCTTCTCTCGACATTCTCGACATGGCAAAGGAACAGGCTTACAAGAATCGTACTCCTGGTCTACAGGAACTCACGAAAGCGGAGACAGCAGAGCCAAAGATACCTGAGTTCACACCGGTCGTCGACACCTCTAAGATGAACAAGACCGTTCTGAAGAACATGGAAGCAGACCTAGCGCTGGCAGTTGAGGACGGCATTGACCAGCGGATCGCGGATATGGCCATGGAGGGCACAGCCCGTAAAACCATTGCCAAGGAGCTCGGCGTCGAGCCCCGTATGGTCAGATCCATCATGGCGCTCAAGGGGATCCCGGATACGAACAATGCAGCCTTCCAGAAGTGGAAAACACTGAAGACTTTCTCAGAGGTTAGAGCATTTGAGGGAGCCAAGACGGCTATTGAAGCACCTGTGCGCCTCATCGACGACGCAGAGGCAACAAATAGAATCACAAACGTCAAGGCGCTGACAGGAGCAACAGCGGTTCGGGCTGCAGATCTTGAGATCGGTCACCTCGAAGCTCAGAAGCTCGGCAGACGCCTTGGTGTGGACGTCGTCTTCTATGAAAGCGGGCGTGCCAATACGAGGGGTATGTTTTCGTCAAGGGAAGCGAACACGATCTTCATCAATCGCGCGGAGGCGACAGAGGGCAAGGTCGTCATGGACGTTTTTGGACACGAGTTTCTCCATCACGTCAACACAAAGCATGGCGATCTCTATAAAAAGCTCCGTGAAGTGGTCGGAAACAGCTTGACTACTGAAAAGATCAATCAACAACTGTCGAAATATGCGATGGATAAGGAGTATCAACAGCGTCTATCCGGAGACCGCGAACTCCTGATTGAAGAAATGTTGGCGGAGGAAGCCGGATCCCTTTTTACTGACAGGCAATTTTGGCAAAACCTCTATGAGCGCGACGTCACCACGGCTCAGAAACTTGCCAGAGTCATTCGATCCTTTATCAATCGCATCCTCACAGATGATAAGAAGGAATCTGGCAATCTCGGCGTCATGACAGAGACGCAGATTAAGGATTTTCAGAAGAAGTTCGAAGAAGTCGTTGCTGAGGTTATGGGCCGTGATGTGGGCAAAATTCAAACATCGGAAGTAGTTGTTGAAGCGGCATCAGCTGCACCTCTTTATAGTGTTCGAACATGGACAGGAGAAGAAAAGTCTGCAGCTATAAAGGATCTGATTGAAAAGCTTGGACTGCCAAAGAATAAGGTGTCAAATTGGTTGAAAAGTCTTGATAATGCTATGGCTATCATATTGAATGATCCGATTCGCTTAGATTATGAAGCCTCAGATTTGTACACTGCGCTTAAGGACAACTCAGATCCTCACTATGATAAGTCATTAGACTTCTCAACACTATGCAAAAAAAGACTTGTCATGCAGGGAACTATTGAAGAGATACAGACAGCGATTGGAAGAGGTTTGTCACCTGCTGAATTTCTTAAAGTAAGAAAGACGTTGTTGGATAAGGGTGTAGTTGTTTCGTGTGGAATTTGCTATGTAGATTCTCGGCGAATTGAACTCGGAAAAGTTGCAAACAAATTCATCGAAGAGAATCCAGATCTTGACCCTGATTTATTTCTTACGCAGGAAGGATACGATCGACTAAAGGTAGAGCAACCAAAGATTTACTCAAAATTCAATTCGAGCACTGGTGTCCGCGGAATCAAGACGCAAGAGAGCAGAACGGAGTATCGTGGAGAAATTCTTAAGCATTTTAGCAGAAACAAGAATAAAGTAAAAGCGTATAATGAACGATCTGGGCTACGTTGGCAGTCATGGTCAGACTTTGAGATCCCTCATTTGCTTGATGCAATGCAAGCTATAGTTGACATGTCCAGAGTTGGACTTACCGGCCATGCTTATACAAAAGTTCCTGAATTTGTGGAGCTATTAGGGGACACAGGATTAATGATTAATCTGTCCCTTATTCCTAAAGGCGAATCAGGTATGAAAAACGGGAAACTCGTATTTGATTCCATTGAAGGGATGGACTTTGAGACAGCCCTCAATTTCAGAAACCGGTTTGACAAAACAGCGGGTACCATAGCAATTGGCATCAACGACGATCAAATTCTGGCACTATTACGCTCACCGGACATTGATTATGTCATTCCGTACCACATCTCAGGGCTTAGTGCGGAAAATCGGGCTCTCTCGGGTCAGGGCATTGAAAAATGGACAAATTACGAATCAACCCAGCGCGAAGTTGTCTTCGACTGGGATATAAACGAAGCATATGGTGGAAAAAATCATGAGAAGGCACGCCAGAGAAAAGTCAGGGTACCCGAAATGTTTGAATGGTGGGATAACAAAAAGACACCACAGGAGAATCAGCAGAAGTATCTCGAACTCTGCGAGCAGTTTGGTGTAAAACCTAAGTTTGAACAGTTCTCTCATGAAGAGAACTACTGGAAACTCCTGATTGACCGCAGAATGGTTGACGGATCAGGAAATAATATTAAGATGGCACCACCAAAACCTATTTTTAAAGATGTTGCAATCTCGAAGCTGCTTAGCGACTATGTCGAAGAACATAGATCACTTCCTTCGGATAAATCGGTTGCAAAAGCCTTGATTGAGGAGTTCTCAGCTGAAACAGTTGAAAAAAGCATTATATTGATGCAAAACCTTAAAGTTTCTGAACAGGAGGCGGTTCTCGGTGCCCAAGCTCTTGAAGCACTCGAAGAAAAATTCAGTGTACAAACCCCTACCGGACGAGAGGTGGACGGATCTCGACGTGCTAAAACGATTGCAAGAGACTACACAAAAAAATTCCTCAGCAAAGGTAAAGTCGAGTTCATCGGACAAAAAATAAAGGACACCCATGAGCTTGCGGTCATTGCGCAAGTTCTCAGAGATCCTCGCTTCGAAACCTTCCGGATGTTCTTTTTAAACGACGACGGGCAGATAGTCCACCACACTGGTGTCTCTTCCCGGATGCCGGGATCGTCAGCAATCTTCGTCGGTAAGGATGGAGCAGAAAAGGAGCAGTGGATCAACACAGAGATCAACTTTGCCAAGAGCATGGATGCGACTAGTTTTTACCTTATGCACAACCACCCGTCCGGGCAACCTATGCCTTCGGGGCAAGACTTCGACATGACCGGGCGCTTTGCGGGTATGTTTAGTGGAATCGTGGAATTTAAAGGGCATATCGTCATCAACAGTGGCCAGTATGGCCTCATCTCGCCTGATAATTTTAAGGAGGCTTCCATACACGACTTAAACCTCGGATCGGACAAACTTCTTATGCCAGACAAGCCTCACGCACTTCTTGGGCGAAAGATTGGCAGCGCTGAAGACGTCGTCGAAATGGCTAAGGAACTGAAGGGCAATGAGGGGTACTCGACCATCTTCTATATGTCTCCGGGTCTTAAAGTCCGGGGTATACAGGAGATCCCGTCTGAGGTGGCTTTTGATCAGAAAAAACTCAAAAGCCACCTCAAGAAAAACGCCCTTGACTTTGGTGGGCACCGACCTTTCCTCGTAGCTGAGAATATGCTTGTCTTTGAGGAGGCGAGAAAACTAATCGATGACGCCTATCTCTTTGAGGTCATTAACGCCACAACCGGGGACGGCGCTCGAGGTGCTCTAAACGATTCGAGACCAGGTGTCTGGCAGGGCAGGGAAGAAGGAGTCGGTGAGAGTGCTTGGGAAGGACGAGAAAAGTACAGCGTGAAGCAATCTCCAAGGTGGATCCTTAATAACGCAGACAAGATTGGAAGAAAAAATCTTATCCGTGTACTCCAACAAAACGATTCGAACGGCATCTATTCTGATGAGGACGCAATAGACGAGGGTTATGACCCGCTGACATTTGAAGTAGCGCTAGAGTTGCTTGAAAACGTTTTTAGTGAACTTAACCTAAAGGATATGAATGAGAAAGCTTTCTATGTTTCAGAGAACCCAGCGCAAGAAGACTTCGATGATTATCAGCATGTAAAAGAAGTCGACGATGCTGAGGAAGTTTTCGAAGACGACGACGAGGCTGCGCCAAGACTGGTCGACATCAAAGCCTTGCAAAAGAAGTATGAAGATCTTAGCAATGAAATTTATTCCTATAAAGACGGATTAAATGAAGCGCCTGAAATACTGATCAAAGAATATCATAAGGCTCAAAACGCGTGGCTAAAGGCATTACCCGCTGACAAGTTTTCCGTCCCTACAATCGATATCAAGATGGACGAGAAGAAGGTGCCTAGGGATTTGAAAGGCGATCTGGCCAATCTATATCGCAGGATAGTCGACAAGAATCACCCGTTGAACAAAGTCAGCGACACGGTCAAAATGAAAGCGGCCAACACAGCATTGGTCTCCGGATCAGTGGAGCGCATTTTGACCCACGCCCTCGTCGACACTAAAGGGCGGGATGTAGGCACGTCGTGGAAGACAGTGACAGAGCCGTTCGCGACGAACAAGGACTTCTGGCAGTACATGGCCCAGCGTCACAACATTGACCGCTCCCGAGAGGGTAAGCCGGTAGATCCGGGCATGACGCCGGACGACTCAATCGTCTTCGCGGCAAACGCCGAACGGCTATACCCAGAGTACCGTGCGTGGGGTGACAGCGTAACCGCATGGATCGACCAGTTCATGAAAACGTGGGCGGTAAACACTGGGATCATCGACGCTGAAACCTACGACGAGTGGCGCGAAATGTATCCGTCCTACTTCCCAACCTACCGTGAGTTCTCAGATCTTGAGGACGTAGGACATGGTGGGCCAGGCAAGCGCTTCGTGGATCTTCCGAACCCAGTTAAGAAAGCAACCGGATCAGATCGTGATCTCACCAACCCAGTGGGAAATGTCATGCAGATGGTCAATAAGGTAGTGCGAACCGCTCGCTACAATGAAGTTGGCCTTTCCCTTCTAGAAGAGGTTCGTAATAACCCCCAAGAGATGCAAAAGTTCGTCGAGGAGATACCGGCCAATATCGGGATGTTTCGAAGTAAAAAACTCGATAATGTGATCGCAATCTGGGAGGGCGGCAGTCCTCAGTATCTCCAGATCAACGACAAGATGCTTCTGGAAGCACTTCAGGGCTTACCAAAGATCATCAACAACGCACAGGTTATGCGTAAGGTCACAGGGGTCTTTAAGGGCCTCATCACCCAATACAACCCACTCTTCGCTCTGCGCAACATCTTCCGCGACATCCCAACCGCTTATGTATACGGTTCTCAGGACAACCCGTTATTCTTCCTTATGAACCTAGCAAAGGCTGGTTATGAGATCGCCACAGACACTGGTGGAGCAGAAATATTCAAGAACATTGGCGGCGCTGGTTCGGGTCAGTTTGCGGCGAGTGAAGCGGCTCAATATGCGAAACTTCTTCAGCCTAGCGCGGCCTCAAAACTAAAAGTACCTCTGAAGATGATCGAGTGGCTCAACAACCTCACAGAACAAGCCCCAAGGATCTCCGAGTTCAACTACGTCCTCGAGAAAACCGGAGATGTGGAGAAAGCTCTCTATGCCGCTCAGAACGTCACTGTCAACTTCGCACGTGGCGGTGACATCACCAAACAAGTCGAACCGTTCGTCCCTTACCTGAACGCGTCTGTGCAGGGTCTTGACCGATTCTTCCAGGCTTTCAACTTCAAGAAGGATCCATCCGGCGCTCTGAAGCGCATGGCCAAAGCGGGCATCGCAGTCACCGCGCCGCAGATCGTTTCCTATCTTGTCAGCATGGCCGATGACGAAGAGAAGTACAAGATGCTCGATCAGCGTACAAAAGATGCTTACTACGTCTTTCCTAAAGGTGACGGAACGTATTGGAAGATACCGAAATCCAGGGAGCTTGGTGTTTTGTGGGGATCCCTCTTTGAGAGGGCGCTAGCAGGATCCTACAAAGGCTTTGCCGGGACTGTAGCCACAAACTTCACTCCAGTTGATCCATTCACTAGTAACATCTTTGCTCCGATCATTTGGAATTTGCCGGTTAATAAAGACTTTGCTGGACGCACCATTGTTCCTCAGAGTTTACAGAAATACTCCGGTAAAAATCAGTATGACGACAACACCTCCGAGATTGCAAAGGCCATTGGTCGTCTGACGAACATTTCTCCGAAGCAGATGGATTACATCATCAGGTCTTACACGGGAGTAGTTGGTCAGATACTGCTTCCTGCAACAACTGAACGCGCAGGGATAGGAAATGCGATTGAACGTGCTACTGTAGGCGCATTTACAGTAGACCCAGCCTTCAACTCACAGGCCATGACGGACTTCTATGACAAACTGGACGAAGCTGAACGGGTCAAGAATGACAAGAATATTGAGCAAAGCATTAAGTCAAGTGTCGTCACGCCGGAGGAACGACATTACAACGCGATGAACAAGATCTCTTCAAAACTGTCCAAGACCACAAAGTATATCAATGCAAATCTCAAGGCCGATGATCCGAAAATCCAGAAGATCCGGCTCGCCATGAACAATCACTTGAAGAGGGCCGTAAAGGCGACGACCCTCGCAGATCTCGTCAAGATCCAAGCAGAAATGTCAGCTGAACTCTACAAACTTGGGGTGCGGTAGCATCGCGCCCCATTTCTTATGGAGGTGTTAGAATGGAGGCAAATGAAGCAACAGGAGGTCAGCCGATGGAGCCGTGTAAACAAGAAAAGTCCTTAGAACGCATTGATACAAGGGTAACAGAACTTGAGCGTCAGTTTACAAAATTGTCTAATTCAGATGCTGAAACGCGTGTCTATCTAAAACTGCTGATTGAGTCCAATGACGAAATTAAGCTGAGTCTGAAAGAAGTTCAAAGCGAGCTCAAGGACAAGGCAGCAAACGAAGAAATGCTGGCAGCAATTGAAAAACTGCAGTCCAGTCTAAAAGATGGATGGGTCGATCGAGTAATGCCGCATTTTGCAAGTGTGATCAAATGGGGGCTAGTTTTCGCTGCAGCTATCACCGGAATCAAGTTAACTCTATAAGGAGGATGACATGCTAGACATAAAGAAAAACAACTTGAAATGGGCTAGGCCCCTTTATCCGTATCGACTTGATGAGATTGATGGAATAGCCCTACATCATATGGATCATACAACATGGGGGCTCGAAGAAGCTCACGCAGAGCACCTGAAGAAGGGTTGGTCAGGTTTCGGTTACGGCTGGCTAGTAATGAAGGACGGTCATGTCATTGAGGGGCGGGGATTTAACTTTCAGGCTCACACTGCAAGCCACAATAGCCACCTTCTGGGCATTGTTTTTCAAGGTGACTACGATGGGAAAGATGTTGAGATGCCTGACGCGCAGTTCAACGCTGGAGTTGAACTCATCAAGTGGCTGAAGTATAAAGTATCGACAATTCAAGTGGTTGATGGACACCGGCATTGGCGACCAACGGCCTGTCCGGGACAGTACTTCCCACTTCAAGAAATGAAATCACTCAAGTTAAGAGGTGAGAAGATGGCCATAAGTGAAGCAAAACAAAAGGCATTGGCTGCTCTCCAGTACCTACAAAAAACAGGGCGAATAAACAGCCCGGAATATTGGCATAATAATATCATTGCAAATACCACTCCAAATCTTGAATATCTGATTATGGGATACGCGAAGGAGGTAAGGAAGAATGAATCAGGAAACGCTTAATATGATTGTGGCTAGTGTAGTCGTTCCGGTTCTCGTTGCATTGGTGCCATTTGTTGTAGCGTTGATTAAGGCTGGAACGGATTATATTCGCCAACGTAATAACGACAAGAACTTCGAAAAGTACATCGATATTGCCGAAGATGCGGTTCAGACTGCAGTAATATCTGTATTTCAGACTTTTGTATCAAGAATAAAGGGCACAGATGGATGGACGCTTGAAGTTCAAAAGATGGCGTTTGAAGAGGCAAAGAGAAAATCGGTTGCAATTATGGGAATTTCTACTCGTGATGTTCTCAAAGAAGTATACGCTGATTTTGATGTGTGGTTGGATAATAAAATCGAATTTTATGTTACCAGAGCCTAGTTAAACGGTTAGAATAAATCAATCCTCAGCACTTAGCTGAGGATTGATTTGTAATATTTGCGTCCAGATGAAGTTTACTCATGGTTTTTCAACACTTGTTAATTGTTAATTATGCAACAAATCTAGGCTATAAAATGTTGCTTCCGTAATAAATGTTTATTTGTAATATTATAGTAGAGAATGGCTATAAATGGTATACTAAATTTAAAAAATAAATTAAAGTTGGTGGGGTTGTGAACAGAGAATTCTATTTAAAGTCAGTTTGCGACGGTATTGCAACCTTGTGCTATCAAGTAGAAGCTAGAAATGCAATAAATTTATATGATATTAATTTGATCTCTGAAGACTTTTATTCAAAATTATTGAATAGAATTTTTAGGTATAACCTAAAAAACCTGAATATAATCGACAGAAATGTTGTTGCAATAGACTTGGGAGATGAAATAAACAAAATTGCTATACAAGTTACTTCTGACAACAGCAGTGAAAAAATTAAAAAGACAATAGGAGAGTTTATTGAACATAAGCACTATACCATATATGATCGGTTGATTGTAATTTTGCTTACAAAGAAAAAAAAATATACTACAGAATTTAATACAGAGGACAAGTTTAGTTTTGACAAAAAAAATGATATTCTTGATAATACAGATTTGATCAGAGAAATTAGAAAATTAGAGATTCAAGAATTGAAAGAGTTATCAGCATTTATCGAAGAAGAACTCACGAATAAGATTGAAAAAATTCAAAGATCACAAGCAAATGAAGTTGAGACAATTATTGAATTAATAGAATATTTAACCAAAAATAGAATTTGTTCTGAAAAAAGAGATACAGTAATAGATCCAGATTATAAAATTTTAAAGCGTTTTAATGCTTTTTCGAATCGTATAATAAATGAGTACAAAACATTATTAGTTGTATATGGCGAGGCGATTGATATTGTAAATAGCTTAATGCCAATTGATGAAGCTCAAGAAATAATAATTCAGTTATATTTACAAGATATTAGTATAAAGTTTTTAGACGAATCGGACGAAAATCCGATTTCTGCATTAAATAAATTAGTCGATTATTTTGAAGATAAAATAAGTACATATGGAAAGCGGTATGACAAAGCTGCAATAAAATTTTATCTAATAAATGAAATAGTTAAGTGTAATGTTTTCCCAAATGAGAGGGCTGATTATATTGCTAACTAACAAAAGTATATCAAAATCATCAACAGCATATATCAGTTTTCTTATTTTGAAAGAAATGAAAAAGAAAAAAATAGATAGAATGTCTGTATATGATTTGTATAAATTGTTGAAAGCTAATGGTATTAACAGCAGTCGACAGCTAACGTTAGGCTTGTCATTCTTATATTCTGTTAATATTATCGATTTTGAGGAGGCGCACATATGGATAAGGAAGTAAAACGTGTTCGCCTTATCAGGTTGTATTCAGAAAATCAAATATTTGATGATATTATATTCCATGATGGTATAAACATTATTTTGGGTGAAAAATATAATGAAAATACATTAAAAGGTAGGAAAACAAATGGTGTTGGAAAATCTATGTCAATCGTGGCAATAGATTTTTGTTTGTTGAGTGACTATAAAAATTCTAGAATTAAGAAAATTCCGGGAAATATTCTAGGTTTAGACGAGAATATTTGTTTGGATTTGAAAATAGGATCTGATGAAATTACTATTATTCGAAATAGGAGAGAAGAAAATTCACCACTTATAATTAGAAATGATATATCCGTTAAATTTGATAAAATTGCAGATGCTAGATTGTATTTAATTGAATTAATTTTTGAAAAAATCGATAACAATAAAATACCGAGCATTAGAAGCTTAATTTCAATCTTAATTCGAGATGAGAGGTCAGAATTTAAAGATATATTGGAATGCCATGATACCTCAAAAAAAATTCCGAACGATTTGACACCACATTTATTTATGTTGAATATTTCACATGAAATATACAAGCATGTTCAAGAAATCATTAAACAAATTGATACTATTAAGAAAATAATATCAAAAAATAAACGAGATCTTACAAACAATAATATGAAAAAGTTAGTTGATGTTAAAGCTGAAATTAACTCACTTGATGACGAATTAATCAAAATGGATGTAGCTATTGAAAATTTTAAAACAAATGACGCATTTAAGTTGATTGAAAAAGATATCATAGACTTTGAGGAGCTTTTAGATAGGCTAAGAAAAAGAAAAAAAATATACCAGTATGAACTTGCGAAAATTAAAGAACTTCCAAAACCAGAGATTATAGATGATCATGAGATTGCACTTGTCTATAATCAATTTAAAAATGATTTAGGAGATATGATAGTCAAATCGCTTAGTGAAATGCAATTTTTCAAAAATAAGGTTGAAGCTTTTCAAAGAATGCTAATTAATCAGAAAGCATCAGAGTTAGATGATGAAATAAAAAAAATATCCAAGGAGATACAACTAATTGATGATGCCTATTCAGAAAAAATGAAGATGATTGATCAGAAGGGAGTCTTACGAAATTTAAAATCTGGCCTTCGAATATATGAAGAGAAAAGATCATCAATGAACAGAATGAAGATGTTATTTGAAGAATACGAAAAAAATTTGAAGCAAAAGAAAAGTTTAACTTTATCAAAGTCACAAGAAATACTAAAAATCGATGAAATAATCGAAAACAATAAAGTGTTAATGGAGCAATTTACGAATACATTATTAACTATTCATGAATCAATTATGGGAAATAAAGAATGTTCGTTTTTGATTCAAACAATTGATAAAGATCAATCAAAAACACCAATTGAAATTCATATGAGGATTTATGATGATGGTAGTAGAAGCGTAAACCGAACTAAAGTATTTATTTATGATATGGCTTTAATGTTTAATATCTACACAAATCTTCGACATCCTTTATTTTTAATACATGATAATATCTTTGATGTTGATCAAGATACGCTAGTTCAGTGTTTGAATTATTTGGGGAAACAAGAAGAAAAAGGGCTTGAATTTCAATATATTTTAACGTTGAATAGGGATAAAATTGAAGGAGAAGAAAGAAAAAGACTTATAAATATTGATATAGATAGTCATAAAGTTGCTTCTTTTACGAAGAAAAATAAATTTTTAAAGAAAGATTATCAAGAAGTATAATAAATTTTATAGTATAAATTGGTAAAATAAGATTTTTTAGAAACTCACCTAACTTAAATGGCGAGTTTTTTACAAATTAATTGAATACTTTCGATCGAACAAGTAAAATGGGTACAATAAGATACGAATTCCACTTTGGGTGGCTACAGATTGCAGAGTCGCGGTGAGTCCGCGACTCTTTTTTCGATCACAATTAGAACAAGGGTTCTTTTTAAGTTTACTTTATAAACTTTATAATTTACAATATAAATGATATTGTTTAGCAACGGAAGTGCTGAATGACGATTTCTGAGCAAATATGATTATTTCGTGGTCAGGGCATCACTGATTCGCGGTTGAGCATCACCCTGATATTTTGACTGAATTCACAGATTAGCATTATGGAGATTAAGGTTAGTATCTCAACCCTCTATGAGGCTATTGAGCTACTGTTGAGGTTCTTACTCTGTCTCGAGTTAGAATGAAAGTGACAGTGATGCCCTGATTGTGGACTACTGCTGCCTGAAGTGCGAATTGATGATGCTTTTACCGCGAAATATTCACAAATAAGTGTTTTGTGTGTACGATCAAATATCAGCGTTGCAGAAATGGCGCGAAGAATTGGTCACTCACCACAGAACTTTAATTCAAAGCTTAAAAGAGAAAGTTTCACTATTACCGAACTTGATATCATTGCCAATGCGGTGGGCGGTTAATTTGAAAGGCAATTTGTCCTCATAAATGGCGAAAAAGTATAGATGGGAGTTGTAATATGAAGGAATTTAAGTTGGGTGAATTGTTCTGCGGACCAGGTGGTATTGCTTATGGTGCTAAAAAAGCATCTATTGAAATAGAAGATTATAAAATAATCCACGAATGGGCAAATGACTATGATGCTGATACTTGCGAAACATATCGACGCAATATTTGTCCCGAAAACCCTGAAAGCGTTATTTGTGGAGATGTTCGAAAACTCGACATTGATAAATTAAGTCCAATTGATGCGTTGGCGTTTGGCTTTCCGTGTAATGACTTTTCACAGGTAGGAGAGCAGAAAGGCTTTAATGGAACATTTGGACCACTGTACACCTATGGTGTCAAAGTCTTAAAAAGATTCCAACCTGCATGGTTTTTTGCTGAGAATGTAGGTGGTTTGAAATCTGCAAATGAAGGCGGCGCGTTAAAGCAAATCCTCGATGATCTAAAAGAGGTTGGATACAACATTTACCCTCACCTTTACAAATTCGAAGAATATGGAGTACCTCAAGCAAGACATCGAATTATAATTATTGGAATTAGAAAAGATCTGCCATTCGTGTTTGCGCCACCTAGTCCTACAGAATATAAAGACATTAATAACTCCGCAAAAAACGCAATTGAAAATCCTCCAATATCTGACAACGCATTCAATAACGAGTTGACAAAACAGTCAGCCCAGGTAGTTGAACGATTGAAGCATATTAAGCCAGGTGAAAATGCATTTAACGCCAATTTACCAGAGCATTTACAACTGAACGTAAAAGGTGCTAAAATTAGTCAGATATACAAAAGATTACATCCTGATAAACCCGCCTATACCGTGACTGGTTCAGGTGGTGGCGGAACTCATATTTATCATTATTTAGAGCACAGGGCTTTGACAAATAGAGAAAGGGCAAGACTGCAGACGTTTCCAGATGACTATGAGTTCAAAGGATCTAAAGAGAGCGTAAGGAAGCAAATTGGGATGGCGGTACCACCACGAGGTGCTCAGATTATTCTTGAAGCAGTATTAAAAACATTTGCAGGAATTCCCTACAATAATGTGGTGTGCAACATTAAAGAATAAAATATCTTTAAGAAGGTGCAGCTGTGATAAATCATTGGTGGGTGTCGAGACCCAAGCGAAAATTGAATTCCATACCAGAAGTACTAGCAACTATTGCCGAAATTTCTTACGACATGGAATGGTACGGACAAGTAGGCACTCAATTATCACTTGAAGAAGCCCTTGAAAAATCTGGCCTCAAAAGAGTTGGAGAACGAAGAGACCAGCGTGGGGGTGGAGCCAGGACATACTATGCTTGGCTTGTAAGTTTGGGATTGATCTTTATTCAGGAATCGACAAAGAAGGTGAAGCTAACACTTGCTGGGGAGGCAATACTGGCTGGAGAATCACCAGTCGAAATTATCACTAATCAAGTATTAAAATACCAGTTCCCATCTTCATTTTCTCTCACAAGGGGAGTTGATGTCTCTAAAAGGTTTAGAATTCAACCATTTCGATTTATCCTTCGACTGCTCGCCGACGACAGAGTAGGTTACTTAACGATAGAAGAAATTGCAAAGATAGTTATTGTAGAGGCTGAAAATGATAGATGTTATGAAAAAATAGTTAGTAGAATATATGAATTCAGGAATATTGGTAATAGATGCTTATCAGCTGATTTCTTTGATGTTATTGCGCCTAAAACTGGTGAGGTCAACCCAGATCATCCTTTCAGACATATTCTTGACGCTGCTAATACTATTGCCAACTGGATTGAATACACTCAGCTAGCAAAAAGAGACGATGAAAAAAAATTGAGGATTCTTGATGAGAAGTTTAATGATGTTTTTAAGATATTGAACGTAGAAAGCAAGTTGATTGACAGACCTGAGGAGCATGAATACTATCAGCGAAAGTACGGACTTGATCCAAAACATAAAAAGGATATTCGAAATTTGACCGAAACAAAAACTATAACGCCCGGAATAATTGCTATTCAAAAAATCAAAACAGCTTTTATTTCAGAATCTTTGAAATATCCAATTACAAAAATATCTTCTGAATTGGTTAAAAAAATATCAAACATTACAGGTTTTGAAGAGAAAATAGTTGAAGAAACATTAATAAACCTGTATCCAAATGGTGCGATCGGTTCGTTTATGACTGAATACTTTGAGCTTGCATTTAAGGGTAGAGACAACGCAATTGAATTTGAAAAGGCAACAGTTGAACTATTTAAGAACATTCTTGGTTTTGATGCTAGACATATTGGCCCAGTAGGGCTCAATCCTGATGTTTTTTTAATTTCAAATGAAGGAAAATACATTGGAATTGTAGATAATAAAGCGTATCGAAAATATACCGTTTCAAATGATCATCGAAATAGGATGGTACATAATTACATAGAGCAATACAAATCAGGTATATATCCACTTGCATTCTTTTCATATATTTCAGGAGGATTTGGGTCAAACATTGATTCGCAAATTAGAAGCATCGCTGATGAAACAAAAACTAATGGCAGTGCAATTAGTGTCACAAATATGATAAGGCTGGTTGAAAAACATACGCATAAACAATATTCACATTCAAATATTAAAGATATCTTTTCGGTCAACAGGCAGGTGATTTTGTCAGATCTTTAGTAGGTGATTTAATGGACAACCACTCAAAAGATATACGAAGTTACAACATGTCAAGAATACGAAGTAAGGATACAAAGCCAGAAGAAGTTGTAAGAAAATACTTATTCAGCAAGGGGTTTAGGTATAAAAAGAATGATATACGATTGCCTGGATGCCCTGATATCGTTCTGCCAAAATATAAGACGGTGATATTTGTTAATGGGTGCTTTTGGCACATGCATGAAGGCTGTTCGAGATTCAAGTGGCCAAAGTCAAATGTAGAGTATTGGGAGAAAAAGTTAAAGAGAAACAAGGAGAGGGATTTAAATAACTATTTATTGCTAAAAAGTCTTGGGTGGAAAGTCATTGTAATCTGGGAATGCTCCATTAAAAAGATGCTGAGATATCCAAATTTTAAGAACCAAATTATGCTAATGATCTTGGATTGTTTTGAAGATGATCGCGATAATTTTCTGGAAATATAGTAATTTGTAGGAGGATTTATGGCGGGGTTAGTTCTAAAATTTATTGAAAATATATTTGTAAGTTTAATTAGTGGTTTATTTGTATGGTTAATTTCAAGTCGAATTCTAAAGAGACGTGAAAAAAGAGAGTATTTACAAAAAATCGAAACAGTAAATAAAGAGGTTTTGTATGCTTTACGTTCAGGAATTCCTGAAAAACATTTTCCGTCTGATGAAATAATTACATCTCTAATTAACTCAACATCTAGGCGCTATAAAGTGGATATTAAAGACGTTCACAAACCCATTGAACTTGTTGAAGAACTGATCAAAGAAATTATGGATTCAAGCTTTATTTCTATAGTAACCAAAAGAGAGTATTGTGATATCTTGGAAAATAATTTCTCGTTAATACAAAAGGAAAAAGATGAAATCATCGAAATGAACGAACAAGCATATAGGTTAAATTCCAAATATCGCGCTGCAACACAATTAAGTGCTAGTTTAGGTATTATGGTAGGTGTTCTAATAATGGCATTTGGCATAATTGGAATACTAGAAGTCGGAGATATGACTGAGCTATTCACACCTACGATAATTACTTCAGCTACAATCATATCTGCTTTGGTATCTATTATGAATTCTAAAACATGGAAAACAAATCATCGTAATGGATACTCGTATAGAATAAACACCAAAAATAATAAGAAGATATAG